AAGGGCGAATTCACCAATGCAACGTGGGATGAAATAGATTTTAAAAAATGGACATGGACAATTCCTTCAGACCGCATGAAGGGAAGCCGGGCGCATGTTATTTACCTGCCTAAACAGGTTCAGGATATATTGGTCGGGTTGCAGATGTGCGCTGGTGGAAGTGAATATCTGGTTCCTGGTCGTTACAATTTCCGGAAGCCATTATCTAATGCCGCGCTGAACTCTCTGATCGACAGAACGGTGAAAATAATAAATGAAGATGGTGAGCATATTCAGGACTTCACTGTACATGATATGCGCCGTACAGCCAGTACGTTGTTGCATGAGGCTGGTTATCCTTCAGACTGGATTGAAAAGGCTCTGGCACATGAGCAGAAAGGTGTGCGCGCCGTATATAACAAAGCGGAATACGCCAGACAGCGCGCCTACATGTTGCAGCAGTGGGCCGATATGATTGATTCATGGATTGACGGGGAGCATACGGATCTGATTCCGTTCTCCCCGTCGAAGTTTGAGAAGTGGATGGCGGGGGAATAACGTTTAATAGTTCTGCTGATTTTCTTCCATCTCGGCTTCTGCTGCCAGTGATTCAATTTTATCTGCGAATATTGCTGACAGTGTTGCAAATTCAGCATCAGTGACAGCGGGAATTGGAACAAACCTGATCCCGCTGTGTGCAAGCATGTTTGCAGTTTCAAGGCATTTCCTTAAATCTGCTGGTGATGCCCGGTTCATGCTGCACGCTCCCGCCCCTGGTTGTCTGTTGGTGACAGCGGAGCATTGCTGAATGCATTTGTTAATCTGGCAATATCCAATGCGTATCCAGGGTGTAGTTGCACTGCCGGGTCTTCGCACTGATTACCCCAAACATCGAAGCCATGAGACGACTGGCGGGCGAACAGTTCAATGCGAGAAACATCGCCTAACAATTGCACAAGTTTTTCACGAACGACATCTGGTTTTCTTGAATGCTCAAGCCGCGGTGCGGTAAATGACTGAACGATACCTGCATTAATGCGCGGAGGTAGTTTTCCCTTTACCGCAAACAGGCAATCTTCACTGTTGGCGCGAGTCATGTGTCCCATCCCCATAACCAGTTTATCTGGTTGTCGACTACCACATTTTATCCACGTGAAGCCCTTCATGGTCATCAGACGGAATCCCCAGGCTTCAACAACTTTTAGTGCTTCGAGTGGTTGTGTTGGCACCCACCACATGGCCAACAGACAGTTTTCACCGGCCAAATCCCACACAGGAAGGCGGCAGATATCCAGCACACTCATAACCGGATATTTAAAACCGGCACCGCGATTACCATCTGTGGCTTTGTCCCGGTATGCCCAGGGTGGATCTGCATAGATTAGTGTGTATTTCTTAGTCATAAACCACCCCACAACATCCTATGCCGCTATAGTCGCCACGGCGAAGGCCGTTACCTTTTGTGATACATTGGTCCCTGCGAACCGCGATCCTTGCACGTTCAACATCACCAGAAGCAACATCCATACACTGAAGCCAAAGGTGGGCGGCAATGCGGAACTGCCCTTTTTTCTCTCTTTCAATCGCGCGTTTTTCGATCTCTATCGCCGCAGGAGTAACGGCAACAACCTTTGAAGGGCTGCGCATTGAAACCTTGTTCATGTGATATTTTTCAAGTCGGCTTAACTTTCTCACTTAATCCAACCCTCTCTGAAAATTAATGCCAGCAGATAAAGCCATGCTGAAACAGAGGCCAGGAATAAGTACCATCCTGACCATTTGCTCCAGTGCCTTAGCAGCACACTCATGCCGCGTTGCTCACAGGACGATATACACGTTGCTGAACAGGAGGTTTTTTACCCTGGAACTCTGCCGGGCTTGCTGCCTGACGTTCATCAAGCCAACGCTCAACTTCATCACGGTTCCATGCGCAGCGTTTATCGGTGATATACCAGCGTTTAGGAAATTCCCCTGCGCGCTCCATACGGTCGATAGTGCTCCATGACAGTGGCACCACCGCCAGGAGTTCCTTCTTACCTAATGCACCTTTCATAAATACCTCTCTTGGTTGCAGTGCGGCGCGCGTGGCGCCGCGGTGGTGGTTACATAGATGTTTCGTTTAATTCTTCCCGACGAACGCTGTAAACGTCGGTGGCTTTTGCCAGCAGTTCGTCATCATCTGAAAGTTTTTGTGCAATGTATTTGTAAGCCTTATCCAGTTCGGAGACAGTGCTGTAATTCATCGCTGCGCTGGTAAAGGCCATCAGCATTTCTTCTGGATCACGGCTATCCGCTTTACGCGTTTGCTCATCAGGCTTTTTCACTGGTTTAGCGTTGATCAGACTGTTCATTCCCGCAGCAGTAGTCGTTTGCGGAGTAATGTCTCGCTCAACGCGCGGTGCCGTTTCCTGTAATTCGTCAGGGGTGTAAACACCGAGAAGTACATCAGGAGCGTGCAGGCGAGCCCATCGTTTCGTGCAAAGATAGGCAAGCTGCTGGCGCGGATCCTGTTCCCACAATGGAGAGTTACGCACTCCGGCTTGCGCCATACTGATGGTAAGCTCACGGGGTTCTGCTTCTCCTTTAAGAACTGCTGACACAGTTACCGTCAGATTCGGTGATTTATCTGTTTTGCCGTTAACATTCGACCAGTCACCGCTCCAGCGATAATTCAGGCGTGTCGCTAGCAGGCTGGAAGAGGATACGACCGCGTTTACCAACTGTGCTTCGTAGCCTAACGTTCCGTTTACCACATGCGTTTTCTGCGCCACGGCGAAAGGGTTCATTCCCCACTGTGCCGCCTGCATGGTCACCGCCAGACAATCGGCAGGTTTGCCTTCAAGATGTTTCGGTACAGTCGCTTTGCTTTGTGACATCAACTCCGCGAAACGCACCAGTTGATTCATGCCCTCCGGGCTGAAGATTGCCGCAGCAGTACCTACAGTTGCGCCTGGTTGTGATGTGATTGCGATATCATTGCTCATACGTACATATCCTGTTTACGTGCCCAGTCAGGGCGTTTAATAATTTCCACGCCGCCCCATTCATCATTGATGCGGCATTCGTGATAGGTATTCAGATCCCGGCGGAACAGAGCGTGCCCGGCATCGACATCCGGCGCATCCAGCCCGAACACGCGTACCGGATACCGACCACAATCAATGCTTTCGCTCACGGCAAGAAAGAAAAAACCATGCGGCTGACCAGTAACCCTCATTGCGCCTTCGCGGTACATTGCGTCCTGCACGTGGTAGCGGAATTCCTCGATGTGACGTGCAAAACGGTCCATATCTGCAACCTTTTTCACGTCGACGATCACGTTGTGCTCGTTCAGCCATTTGTCTGGACGAATTCGGCACAACTCACCCGTCTCTTCATCGTTCCAGTACATTGATGCTTCGCAGTAACCAGGTGCTTCCAGCATCCAGCGTGCCGCCGGGTGAGCCATTGCGCTATCACGCATCAGCTCCAGTTTCCGCCACTGCTCGGCATCAAGTACCGTAATCCCCATATCCGCTACATCACGAAGAAATGCTTCTTCGTCAGCTTTACCTTGTTTCGTCCGACGATCGAACTTCGGTGAAACAATGAAGCGTTTGTCGAATTCTCCAGGCTCCAGAAGCAGACAGTGCAATGCGGTTCCCATATCCAGTGCAGACTTTTTCTCTTCGTCTTCTGGTGCTGCCTGAACCCATTTAAGAAGCGCCGGATTCTTGGCAACCATGTCCAGTTGCGACTTACTCACGCCGTCACCGGCGTGGTAGTCTTCGTTGCTGATGTCGAAATAAATTCCCGGTTTCATGCCGCTTCCCTCTGCCCATCAATCCGATCCGCCAGATCCCAGCGGGCGATAATTGCCATTGCCTCGCGCCGGTAGGCATCCATTAGTTCTTCGAACTCAGGGCTGTCTTTAGCTGCTTCCAGTACTTCCTGACGAACGCCTTTGCCTGTTACAACGTCGAAAGTTGAGGACAGTTGATGAAGTCGGATGCTCTCAATCAGTTCAACTTGTCGGTCATATAGCTGTTCTGACAGGCGGTAGTCCTTGTCGAATGCCAGCATGATTTTTTGAAGATTTTTCTGCTGATTAACGTTCATTATCAGCCCTCCCATATCTCGTTATCGTTGGCTACATCGCGAGCTTCTTTGCTGACGAAAGCCCACTTAATGCCTTCCTGTAAGGTGCGGAACTTCCAGCTCATGAATCCGCATGCAGTAACGCAGTACCAACCGTTGATGATTTTCCACTGCATAACTTGTTACCTCGGTCTGTTACCGTTGAGGTAATAATTATGCGTATCTGGTTTGATGTCAATAGATATGAGTTAAAAAATTACCCATAAGGTAATCGTATAGGCAATAAAAAAGCCGCCATGAGGCGGCTTACTTACTGAAAAATATGATTTTATTGTTTTCTTTTTTCGTTCTGGTTGATGACAAATTCAATGTAACTTTCGATCTTTGCCTTCTCTGTTTCAGGTAACAATGCGTAGCGCGAGCGATCATAGTTGATAGTCGCAGGGTCGTGCGGGTGAATCAGTAATTCATAGCCGTGACGCCCGAATGCGGATGCAACATTCTCCAGGGTGGAAATGGAAACGCTGACTTCATTGTTTAACAGGCGGCTGATTGTCACCTGGGCGACGCCGGATGCGCGGTGTAGTTTTCCCTGCGTTGAAAGGTCGCGGCTTTCGCTCATCCAGCGTTCCAGGTTGTGAGCCGCCAGCTGACCTATATCGCTCGGGCCGACAGGCTGAAAACCCTCCTGAGAAAGCGAGCGATCAATATCAAGCCAGTTACGGGGTTTATTGGCGGCAGCTTCAATTTTTCGTGCAACCTGGTCGCCGATAACCTTCTTGCCAAGAGCCCAGCGGTTTACCAGATTTGCCTGAGTTCCAAGTTTTTCTGCCATCCGCGTCTGAACACCATTGAATTCACGGTCGATCAAGTCGTTGAGATTTTGCCTGCGGACGTCCTGGATACTTTTCATTTTCTGGAAAATCGCCTCATATATGAATCAGTAGATGATTCAATTTAAAGCAATATTACCCAACAGGTAAATGCACCTCATAGGTAACTATCCTTGATTTTTGTTACCTTATGGGTGAATATTTATTATCTGAAATAAATATCAGGCAATAGCTATGAGCGATAACGGACATTTCGATTTCAAAAAGCACTGGCTTGCACTTACTCCGGATGAGCGTGAAGCCTTCGCACAGGAAGCCGGAACGACGAGTCACTATATCCAGACTCACTTAACAGGTAAGCGCAAAATGCCAGGTAAGGTATTGATGAATGGGCTTTTTAAAGCCTGTAAAACAAGACAATGGCTGCGCTCAAAAGCAGAACTGGCATACTTCTTCTACTCATGATATCCAGCCACAACCCTCTGTAGACCGCCATCCGGCGGTCTTTTCATATCTATTCGTACCTCAAAGGTAATAAAAAACCAAATCTGGTTGATCAAATTTTCCAATTGTGCAAAATAGCCAATATCAATAACAAAAAGGGGGCGGAAAAATTGAAGATAGTAACCAGAATGGAGGCCGCAAAAGCCGGGTTAAATCGCTATTTCACAGGAAAGCGGTGCCGTCACGGCCATCTCTCTGAAAGGTATGTTCTGAACGGAACATGTGTTGAATGTGCAATGAATAGCGCCAACCGCCATCGTAATGAATTTGCTTGTGCACTAAAGAGTGCAAGAGGGGAAACCTATGGCAAGCAGCTGGATTAAGGTTGAAGTTATCACTCCTGATAAACCTGAAATTTTTCAGATAGCAGAAATTCTGGGTATTGATCCAGATGCTGTTCTTGGAAAGCTGGTTCGTATATGGGCATGGGCTGACCAGCAAACAATAGACGGTAACGCTGGCAGCGTTACAAAAGGAGTACTTGATAGACTCGCTTTTATTACAGGATTTGCTGACGCCCTCATTAGCGTCGGATGGCTTGCTTATCATGACGGCAAACTAATTCTTCCAAACTTTGAGCGACACAATGGAGAATCATCGAAAAAACGTGCACTTACGAATAGAAGAGTGGCAGAGCATCGAAAACGAGTAACGCAAAAAGTAACGCCAACAGCGTTACAAAAGGAGTTACCAGAGGAAGAGGAAGAGGAAGATATATATAAAACCCCACACATAGCACACGCGCGCGAGAGTGATCCGACCAGTGAAGCGAACGGTACGCCGTTGCAGGTGGCAGAACCTGCATTTCTGGATGGCCTGAGTGAACCTATTGGGAAATTTCCGATGACCGATGGCTGGCATCCATCGCCGGATTTTCGACGGCGTGCTGCGCTGTGGGGAACGGCCCTGCCGGAACCGGAATTTACACCTGCTGAACTTGCTGCATTCCGGGATTACTGGATGGCTGAGGGCAAAGTGTTCACGCAGGTTCAGTGGGAACAAAAATTCGCCAGGCACGTAAATCATATCAGGGGAAAATCAAAAAACGTCGGGAAAAGCGATGAGCTTGACTGGAATAACACTGACTGGATAGAAGGGGTGTGGGATGAAATCAACTCCAGAACTTCTCAATGAGTACGATCGCTTACGTGAGCATGGTGTTGCTGTGCATGAAGAGCGGCGTGACAGCAATGGCAAAAAGGAGCAGGTCGCTAGAATTTTCAATGAACTATTTGTCCAGTTACAGGCTGCATTTCCTGCAAGCGTTTCGACCATAAGGGAGCAGAACAAACTTAATGAATTCCGTAAGCAATGGATGCTTGCGTTTCTGGAGAATGGGATCACTACAATGGAACAGGTTAACGCTGGTATGCGCCACGCCCGCGCCAGTGAATCTCCGTTCTGGCCGTCGCCAGGGCAATTTATCAAGTGGTGTAAAGACAGCAAGATGGTTCTTGGCGTCACCATTGACGATGTGATGGCGGAGTTTCACCGGTACAGCAAGGAAAAAAGTTTATATCCTGGTGGTCCCGAAAGATTCCCGTGGCGGCATCCGGTTATGTACTGGGTCGTATGTGATACCCGCCGTGCAATGTATCAGCGCCAGCTTAGCGAGATTGAGGTTGAGAAACATGCGCGCAGGCTGCTTGATGATTGGGCGAAAAAGGTGGCTTCCGGACAGCAGATACCCGATCCGGTGATCAGCATACAGGCAAAGCCAGAACCCATGAGTACGCCTCCGGACACAGGGAGAGACGTTTACCATCCACCAGGGCGAAGTTTCGGGTGTATGCCTAACGCCGCTACCCTGGGGGGAATAACACCGGCGCAGTGGCTGATGGAGGAATACAGGCGGGGAAAGGCGGCAGGATTTATCAAGTAATACCAGCGCGATAGCGCATTTTTTTACGTCTTGATAATTACCTATTAGGTAATAAAATATTCTAAACTCTATTGATTTCGTGTCTTATGTGGTTTTTAATTACCTCAGGGGTAAATCATGAGAAAACAGATACAGGCTCTTGGTCGACTCAAAACAGGCCAGATGAACAAAACAGAATCTGCGTATTGCCAGCACCTTGAGCTTCGTAAACGTGCAGGGGAAATCGCCTGGTATCGATTCGAGGGTATCAAGCTGCGGTTAGCTGACAACACGTTCTATACGCCCGATTTCGCTGTGATGCTCGCCACCGGCGAGATGGAACTGCACGAAGTGAAAGGTTTCTGGACTGACGACGCCAGGGTGAAAACCAAAGTCGCCGCAGATCAGTATCCGTTCCGAATCATCGGGGTAACGGTTAAACCAAAGAAAGCAGGTGGTGGCTGGAACATCGAAGAGTTCTGAATCGACGATCTTTTTAGTTATCAATGTAATCAATAAGTTATGTGGATAAGCGAGGGTAAAGATGGAAAGTAATATCAAATGGTTAGTTGCCGCCGGGCATGAGATGGCTTCGGAACTGAAAGCAGAATGTGGTGCCGTTGATATGCGCAGTGTGGCAAAGCTGATCAGCGATTTGGCAACGCAACTTGAAGTGCAACTGGTGCGTGCTAATGCGCTGGCCGAAGACCACCAGAGAGCGATTGAGTCAATTAAGCAGGCTGATTCGGCTGTTAAGTTGGCACACGAGAAGTTTTCGGCGCTGGCGGCGGAGAATGCGGGGCTTAAGGCCTTCAAAACCGCCGTTTATCAGCAGATGGGCGTCGGATGTGATGCTCCTGAATTCTCCATTACGACAGGTTTGAGTAACTTACGTCGTTTTGCTGACACACTCCACGCCATTGAACGTGAGTTCTTTACCAAAGAGCTACCTGATGAAGAGCACGAAGGCGAAACATTCAATGAATGTCCACTTAGCTGGGGAATGAGCGTCGAACAGTACGTTTCCGAGTTTCGCAAATGCCTGTCTGAAGTGCGGGCACAGGGTGTGGAGATGTTTGCGGAGTGTGCATACACACTTGAACATCATGATCACGCAGTAGCCTTCGCCGCTGAGCTTCGCAAAGGAGGCAACCAGTGAGCAAGATTGATTATCAGGCACTGCGTGCTAAGGCAGAAAAAGCAACGTGTGGTGTATGGTCGCTCGAATATGGAGAGAGCCGATTTGATTGTGATGATGCGTTAATTCATCGTGAAGTTGTTGGATATCTTCCCATTTGCAGAATTGAAGGAGCACATCCTGAAAGCGGTTTCGATGACGATTTCCAAATGGAACAGCAGGCCAATGCTGAATTCATCGCCGCAGCCAGTCCAGCTACCGTGCTGGCACTGCTGGATGAGAACGAAAGCATGTGCCGCGACCTCATTGCTCGCAATGGTGAGATTGAAGGGCTTCGAAAACTGGTTGCTGAGCTTGAAGAGACAAAATCAAAACTCAACGAACAGCGTGAATATTACGAAGGTGTTATGCCAAAAATACGCTACGACCTTGAAGATATGAGAGATAACTCAGCAAATTTTCCGAAAGAGGTTAAATTTCTCATGCATAAGTATGGTTGCGCCAGGAGGGATATAGTTATCGACAGTCAGCACCCTTGCGGCGAGGATGTAATTTTCATTCGCGGTAAATGGGAAGGGTATCTTGACGAGAGTTTTTACGATGAATTTGATGGACTTTGAATACTGCCGCCAACTATGGCGGCTTTATTTTGCATGGTACTATTACCACAACGGTAACTATTACCACGGTGGTTATGATGCCTGCTGAACCTAAAACCTATAAACGCAAATCAACGCAATTTAAGCCACTAACAGCAATGCAGGAGGCTTATTGCCAGTCATACATCAAAACGCCTGAAAATCAGACTCAGGCTGCGATTAACGCAGGATTCTCCCCAAATACAGCGGCAGTTAAAGCCAGTGTCATGATGCGCGATGAACGCATTCAGAAACGGATTGCCGAGTTGATGGAGGAGCGCAACAAACGAATGCGCGTCAGTGCTGATTACGTTCTCATGCGCCTGGTGGAGATCGACCAGATGGACGTGATCGACATCCTCAACGACGATGGGAGCCTTAAGCCAATCCGCGAGTGGCCGAAAATCTGGCGCACTACGCTTAGCGGCTTTGATCTGTCATCGACCATCATGAACATGAACGAGGATTCGATAGAGACAATCCTCAAAAAAATTAAATGGCCTGACAAGGTGAAGAACCTCGAACTGATTGGTAAGCACGTCGACGTCAACGCATTCAAAGAACGCCTGGATGTTAATGTGAATGTGACAATTGCTGATCGCATAGCAGCAGCCAGGAAGCGACTCAAAGAACGTCAGGATGGTAATCAGTGACAGATACAGCGTTATCTCCTGAAGAGCAGTTAATCGAGGATATTGCAGGGTTCACTCACGATCCGCTTGGCTATGCCCTCTATGCGTTCCCGTGGGGGGAAGAGGGGACTGAACTGGCACATGCTACCGGCCCACGTCAGTGGCAGGCTGATGCGTTCCGAGAGATACGTGATCACCTGCAGAATCCAGAGACGCGCTATCAGCCGCTTATGCTGGCACGTGCTTCGGGTCACGGTATTGGTAAATCAGCATTCATCTCAATGTTGATCAACTGGGGCATGTCCACTTGCGAGGATTGTAAGGTCGTGGTGACCGCCAACACCGACAACCAGCTACGAACGAAGACCTGGCCGGAAATTATCAAGTGGTCGAACCTTGCTATCACGAAAGACTGGTTTACCTGTACCGCTACCGCGATGTACAGCAATGACCCTGGGCACGACAAGCGTTGGCGAGCTGACGCAATCCCCTGGTCTGAGCACAACACTGAGGCATTTGCCGGACTACACAACGAGCGCAAACGCATCATCGTGGTATTCGATGAAGCGTCGAACATTGCGGATCTGGTGTGGGAAGTTGCCGAGGGTGCGCTAACGGACGAAGACACTGAGATTATCTGGGTGGCGTTCGGAAACCCGACGCGTAATACCGGGCGTTTCCGCGAATGTTTCCGCAAATATAAACACCGCTGGAAAACTGTGCAGATTGACAGCCGGACGGTGGAAGGCACTAACAAACAGCAGTTGCAGAAATGGGTTGATGACTACGGGGAAGACAGCGACTTCGTTAAAATCCGTGTGCGCGGCATATTCCCTGATGCATCTGAATTGCAGTTTATCCCTACCGGTCTTACTGACGAGGCAATGAAACGGGTGGTAACCGCTGCGCAGGTGGCACATGCTCCGGTGATAATCGGCGTTGACCCGGCATACTCCGGCGTTGATGACGCTGTGATATACCTGCGGCAGGGGCTGCACAGTAAGGTGCTATGGACTGGTAACAAGACCACCGACGATCTGATTATGGCGAAGCGTATCGCTGACTTTGAAGACCAGTATCAGGCTGACGCGGTGTTCATCGACTTCGGTTACGGTACCGGTCTGAAGTCAATCGGTGATGGTTGGGGGCGCACATGGCAACTTGTTCCGTTCGGTGGCGCGTCTACTGACCCGCAGATGCTCAACAAGCGTGGGGAGATGTTCAACTCATGCAAGACATGGCTGAGGCTGGGCGGGATGCTGGATGACCAGGAAACAGCGGACGACCTGTCGGCGGCAGAGTATAAAGTTCGAGTGGACGGTAAAATCGTTATCGAACCGAAGGAAGATATCAAGGAGCGGCTTGGGCGTTCTCCTGGTAAAGGCGATGCGCTACTGCTGACGTTTGCTTTCCCTGTGTCAAAGCGTCTGCGAATTCCCGGGCAGCAGAACCAGCAAGGCAAGGCCATCACAGATTACGATCCATATGCTTAATCCGCTGGTGGGGATAATGTCGTTGATATCCTCTGATGAGGATAAAACAAAGCCAGCTCATCGGCTGGCTGTTTGTGACATGTCACGGTGTTACTTAATGGCATTAAATCCAGCGTTGATGGCTTCCGCAATATTGATGGCACTTGTTTTATCGAAGTGCCCATTCTGAATAAGCGCCGCATGCAGGCATTGCAACTTCATGTTGTATAAGTGTTCGCTCATGTAATCATTATCACTTTTTGCTTTAGCGTAAACAGCGCGAGAAATATCAAAAACATCGCCTTTTTCCATTTCAGAACGTTGTGCTGTTATCCAGTCATGGAACGTAACGCTAGTACCATGGTCTTCGCTAAGAGTTAACCCAGCCAGTCCCTCACTCTGAATTACTTCGTAATGCATTTCATTACCAGCAAGAACGCCATAAAAAATGCAGTCTTCAGCCTGAACGATACGAGAATATTTTAATGGCCATTCATTTAGATACTTAGCCAACATATCAATTGTCTTCATGATCTCACCTTAAAAAAATGCCCGGCGAACCGGGCGAACTGGAAGCAATGAGTTATGCCTTCCGTGGCTGTACTGGTTTACAGCATGAAGTCATCGCAATGGCGTCCTGCTGTAAAAAGGGCGGTGATAGTCCTTCAAGGGAAACTATCACCGCCAAGCACCTGGAACTTCTGGCATCACGGTCCTTGGGCGTGATTCTGGCGTGGCATGCAGGATTCGAACCTGCGACCAACCGCTTAGAAGGCGGTTGCTCTGTCCAGCTGAGCTAATGCCACAACGCTGAGAGCACTTAGCCTGTTAATGCGCCACACTTTGTCGCAGCTCCATAAATGCTCTCATCGTTGTACCCTCGTCTCTTCCGAGGCGTCACACCGAATCGCCGGGATGGTGAATCCCCGTGCGCGGAATAAAACCGCTCGACTTGCACATTCCGGCTACCTGGTTCGTTTGCCCGAGCAAGGGAGGGTGCCCCTTAAACGTATCCAGACCGCTATCGTCGCATGTGCCATACGCCGTACTGCTCAAAATAAAAGCTCACTCCACCTGTTCAATTTAACGACAAGCCAGTCAGGTTAGTAACCGGAATGAACTCTTTAGTTACCTTAAAGGTAATAATTCGCGCGTTAAATGTCAACTGTCTACGATAAATAAATCATATGTGGTTAAATTGGTAATAATTTAATTGCGTACGGAGTCATTGATATGTGCATGGGTAGCTCACCATCAGTGCCTGCAACACCAGAAGTTCAGGCAGCACCACAGGAGCAGGATGCCGCCGTTGTTGATGCCCGCGACGAAGAAACACGTCGCCGTCGCGCTGCTGCTGGTCGTAGTTCTACGCTGCTTACCGGTTCTCGGGGCGACACATCAACCGCTAATACCAGCGGTAAAACGCTGCTTGGTCAGTAACCGGAGTCATTGAAATGGCGGAAACAACTAAAGAGCGATTGAACAAACAGTTCGCACAACTTGAAAGCGAGCGTCAATCGTTCGAGCCGCACTGGCGCGAGTTGAGTGATTACATCAACCCGCGTGGTTCCCGCTTTCTGACTTCTGAGGTCAACCGTAACGATCGACGCAATACACGTATTATTGATTCGACCGGGACTATGGCGGCGCGCACTCTCGCCAGCGGCATGATGTCAGGCATCACAAGCCCCGCGCGTCCGTGGTTTCGCCTGGCTACGCCAGATCCTGAAATGATGGATTATGGCCCTGTTAAGTTGTGGCTTTAGGCGGTGCAGAACCGCATGAACGATATGTTCAATAAGTCGAATCTCTATCAGTCTCTGCCGCAGTTATACGGAAGCCTCGGCACATACAGCACTGGTGCAATGGCAGTGCTGGAGGATGACGAGGACATCATTCGCACAATGCCATTCCCGATAGGCAGTTACTACCTGGCTAACTCACCTCGTGGCAGTGTTGACACCTGTTTTCGCAAGTTCTCTATGACTGTTCGTCAGCTTGTTCAGGAGTTCGGGCTAAATAACGTCAGCGAATCCGTAAAAAGCATGTGGGAAAGCGGCACCTACGAGAAGTGGATTGAAGTGATGCATTCGGTTTACCCGAACATTGACCGCGATACATCGAAGCTGGATAGCAAGAACAAGCCATTCAAATCGGTTTATTACGAGGTTGGTGGCGATAACGACAAGTTGTTGCGTGAGTCCGGATTCGATCAGTTTCCAATTATGGCTCCGCGCTGGGAAGTTAACGGCGAAGATGTTTATGGATCATCATGCCCGGGTATGCTGGCGCTTGGACCTGTTAAGGCATTGCAGCTTCTCCAGAAGCGCAAGTCGCAGTTGATTGATAAAGCCACCAATCCGCCGATGGTTGCTCCGACTTCCCTCAAGAATCAGCGTGCCTCCCTTCTTCCTGGCGACATCACGTATATCGATCAGATTACTGGTCAGGATGGTTTCAGGCCTGCTTATCTGGTTAACCCCAGTACAGCAGATTTGGTGGCAGACATTCAGGACACTCGTCAAATCATTAACAGCGCCTACTTTGTCGATCTGTTCATGATGTTGCAGAACATCAATACCCGCTCGATGCCTGTTGAAGCAGTGATCGAAATGAAAGAAGAAAAACTTCTGATGTTGGGGCCGGTTCTGGAGCGTCTGAACGACGAATGTCTTAATCCTCTCATTGACCGCGCTTTCTCGATGATGGTGCGTAAAAACATGCTGCCGCCACCGCCTGACGCGATGGAAGGTATGCCCCTGAAGGTCGAATACATTTCCGTCATGGCTCAGGCGCAGAAGTCTATCGGCCTGTCCAGTCTGGCGTCTACGGTCAACTTCATTGGTCAACTTGCGCAAGCGAAACCAGAAGCTCTCGACAAACTCAACGTTGATCAGGCGATCGATGCATTCGCTGATATGTCCGGAGTGTCTCCAACCGTCATTGTTCCGCAGGAACAGGTTGAGCAGGCTCGCCAGCAACGGGCACAGCAACAACAGCAGCAACAAATGATGGCGATGGGGATGGCGGCGGCACAGGGGGCCAAGACGCTAAGCGAAGCTAAAACTTCGGATCCGAGTGTGTTGTCAGCTATGGCGAATGCAGTTAGTGGTCAGGGTGGGCAATCACAATGACAGATTACGAAGACGATCAACTGAAAGAAGAAAACGCCCGTAAGCAACGTGACATGGCGCAGCGTGAAATTGATGACATTCGCTTTGTCATGAGCAGTGAACAGGGGCGTCGCGTTGTCTGGTCGGTGCTGGAGAAAGGCCGTGTGTTTTCCGCTATCTCACCGATGGACGCTATGGCAATGGCATTTAATGAGGGGCAACGCAATCTGGCGCTGGAACTGTTTCAGCGCGTTATGGCGCATTGCCCTGAACAGTATTTGAAGATGGCCAAAGAGGCCAGTGAACAGGAGTGATCATGAATTTATTTGAGCGTTTGCTGTATCGCCGTCTTTGCAATGAGCAACAAGTCGATGGTGGAGCAGCTCCGGCTGCGTCAGAACCGTCAGCGCCTGCAGGTGATAACCCTGCTCCAGTTGGTGATCCATCACAACAGGAAGGTGATAAGCCACAACCTGTTGTTGATGTCGATAAACCTGATGATGAAAAAAAATCTGAAAACGATAAGCAGGGTGAAAAAAAGGACGGCGATAAACCAGAGGGTGCGCCGGAGAAGTACGAATTTCATGCTGCCGAAGGCGTAGAGCTGGATACAGAAGCGTTGAAGGAATTCGAGCCAGTGGCGCGAGAACTTAACCTGACCAACGAGCAAGCGCAAAAGCTGGTTGATGCTTATCCGAAGATTCTGGCAGGTGTTCAGCAGCGCCAGGCAGAAGCCTGGCAGAAAACAACCGAGCAGTGGGCTGCGGATGTAAAAGCTGACAAAGAAATCGGTGGCGACAAGTTGATTTCTAACCTTAGCGCCGCACAGCGTGCGCTTGACCAGTTCGGGACACCTGAACTCAAAGAATATCTGAACACCACCGGGCTGGGTAATCACCCTGATCTGGTCAAAACGTTCGTGAAAATCGGAAAGGCGATGTCTGAAGATGGCATGGTCACCGGTGGTAATGAAGGCCAGCGTAGTGCGGCCGAAGTGCTCTATGGCAAATAAGAGAGGAAATGACAATGGCTGTTAAAGGCTTAACTGCGCTAACGCTGGCTGACTGGGGTAAGCGCGTCGATCCAGATGGGAAAGTCGATAAGATTATCGAGCTTCTCGGTCAAACTAACCCGATCCTTCAGGATATGCCTTTTGTCGAAGGGAACCTTCCTACCGGACACAAAACCACCATTCGTTCTGGTTTACCTTCAGCTACCTGGCGTTTGCTGAACTATGGCGTACAGCCAAGCAAATCAACCACAGTGCAGGTAACCGATTCCGTGGGCATGCTGGAAACCTATGCTGAAGTCGATAAGTCACTGGCTGATCTGAACGGCAATACCGCCGAATTCCGCCTGTCTGAAGACCGCGCATTTATTGAAGCGATGAATCAGCAGATGGCGCAGACGTTGTTTTATGGTGATTCCAGCGTTAACCCTCAGCAGTTTATGGGACTGTCCTCCCGCTATTCCAGCCTGTCTGCAGGTAATGCTCAGAACATCATTGATGCTGGTGGCACGGGTACAGATAACACCTCAATCTGGTTAGTGGTGTGGGGCGAAAACACCGTGCATGGCATCTTCCCGAAAGGGCAGAAGGCTGGCATTCAGATGGAAGATAAAGGCCAGGTGACACTGGAAGATGCTAATGGCGGCAAGTACGAAGGCTACCGCACCCATTACAAATGGGACAACGGACTTGCTCTGCGTGACTGGCGTTATGTTGTTCGCATTGCAAACATCGATGTCAGCAATCTTTCAGAACCTTCCTCTGCCGCAAATATTGCGAAGTTGATGGTTAAAGCACTGCATCGCATTCCAAACCGTGGCATGGGGCGCCCAGTGTTCTACATGAACCGCACTGTAGGTCAGGCTCTTGATCTGCAATCTCTGGAGAAAACATCTCTGGCGATCAGCGTAAAAGAGACAGAAGGCGAGTGGTGGACTTCATTCCGTGGTGTACCAATCCGTGAAACTGATGCGCTTCTGGAAACAGAAGCCCGCGTGGTGTAACGCCTGTTATTAACCTGTGGGTCGTAACAGACCCACTAATGGAGAAAGAAGATGATCACCGACAAACTGTTGATGTTCTCCGAAGCACAGGCGGTAACTGATACCGCGGCTTCTACTGACGTAATCGATCTCGGTCCAATTGATGGAAACCATCGCGATATCGGCGTGGGTTACCCGCTTGAGTTTTGGGTGCTGGTTAACGCAGCCGCCGCAGCAAGCGGTGATGCAACTGTAAACATCCAGTTGCAGACGAGTGAGAATAACAGCTCATGGACCACTATTTATGATAGTGGCGCACTGGCAAAGACCGCCCTGACAGCAGGTAAACGAGTTGTTTCTGCAAAGGTGCCTGCCGGTGTTCAGCGATATCTGCGTGTTAACTACTCCGTCGCAACTGGCCCACTAACGGCTGGCGAATTCACTGCTGGTATCAGTCTTGATGTTGATGCCAATACGCCGTATCCGATCCGCTCAAAAGTAACTGGTTAAGGTGATATCGATGTCAGGTGAGAAACCAAGATACCGCGTTCTGCGCCTCTCTCATATCCATAACACTCTGTGGCCGGAGGGGGCAGAAATCGAATACGAAGGTGAGCCTGGTAGCGCACTGGAACCTGTTAACGATGCAGCCAGACAGGCAAAAGCAAAAGTTGCAGGAAAGGTGTCAATGGCAGCAACCAGCACCAAAATCATCAACGATGTGTCAGATGATGGTGAACTGGATAAGCTCCGTGAAGAGTACGAATTGCTCTTTAACGAGAAGCCACACCATAACGCCAAAGCCGAAACGCTACGCGAGAAGATCGCAGATAAGCGTAAAGAACTGGGCGTGTAAGCCTCGCGAATCAGACAAGGGGCTTCGGCCCCTTTATTGCAGGAGTATAGAAACTTATGGCCTCTGTAGTAGAGATCTGCAATCGTGCGCTGTCCAATATTGGCAACAGCCGCAGCATTAACAGCCTGACGGAAGCCAGCAAGGAAGCGGGGGAATGTTCGCTGCACTTTGAGGCCTGCCGTGATGCTGTGCTTTCTGATTTTGACTGGAACTTTGCTACCAAACGCGTGGCGCTTGCAGATACGAGCAATCCACCGCCTGACTGGGAATATGCGTACCAGTACCCGTCAGATTGTCTGCGCATTACTGAAATTATGCTTCCTGGTGTACGCAATCCAACAGCAGCAATGCGCGTTCAGTACGAAGTTGGTGCAGACACCAACGGAACAGGAAAGTTGATCTACACAGACCAGCCTCAGGCATGGCTCAAGTATGTCTCTCGCGTTACAGATGTGAACATGTTTGATGCCATTTTTATGGAGGCGTTGGCCTGGCGTCTTGCGGCAGCTATTAACATGGCGCTGACTGGGAATGCAGACCTCGGTACGTTTGCCCTCAATATGTACAATCGCGTGATTCTTAGTGCTGGCTCGCATAGCCAGAATGAATCACAGGAACCACAGCCACCGGTTGATGAGTTTACCATTGCGAGGTTGTCCTGATGGCTATCAGTTGGATCCAGCCCAGCTTTGCCGGTGGTGAGATTGGACCGTCGTTGTACGGGCGTATTGACATGGCGAAGTACCAGGTGGCATTGCGCAAGTGCGATAACTTTATCGTGCGGCAGTATGGCGGCGTTGAGAATCGACCTGGTACGCGTTTTGTCGGTGCCGCCAAATACCCAAATCGGAAATGCCGCCTGATCCCGTTCCAGTTCTCGACGGTTCAGACCTATGCTCTGGAGTTCGGACACCAGTACATGCGCGTTATCAAAGATGGTGCGTTGGTGCTGAACAGCAGCAATGTTATTTATGAAATTGCCACGCCATATACTGAAGCCGATCTGTTCCGAATTAAATTCACGCAAAGCGCCGACGTGCTTACGCTGGTTCACCCGGCATACCCGCCGAAAGAGTTGCGCAGATATGCTCATGACAACTGGCAACTGGTTGATGTGGTAACGAAGAACGGGCCATTTGAAGATATCAATATTGACGAGTCAGTGACGGTTTATGCCAGCGCCAGCACCGGGACAATTACGTTAACGGCAAGCGCCTCTATTTTTGGCGCGGAGCAGGTAGGCAAATTGTTCTATCTGGAACAGCCTGCAGTGGATTCTGTGCCGGTATGGGAAACCAGTAAGAGTACGTCGGTTGGCGATATTCGCCGTGCAGACAGTAACTACTATCGCGCCGTTACAGCAGGCAAAACAGGTACTTTGCGCCCTTCGCATACAGAAGGCACATCATGGGATGGCTGGGGCGGATCCGGTGATGATGATACTGGCATTGAGTGGGAGTATCTGCACAGTGGTTTTGGCATTGCCCGTATCACTGCTGCAAATGGCACTACTGCAACTGCTGAGGTGATTTCCTATATCCCTTCGCAGGTCGTTGGCGAGGATAATGCCAGCTATAAATGGGCTAAATATGCCTGGAACAGTGTTAATGGTTATCCTGGCACTGTTGTTTATTATCAACAACGTCTTTACTTCGCCGCATCGACTGCGTTCCCTCAGACTATCTGGGCCAGCCGTACCGGGGATTATAAGGATTTTGGCAAAAGCAATCCTACGCAGGATGACGACAGAATTATCTACACCTATGCCGGGCGTCAGGTTAATGAGATCCGCCACCTGATTGATGTCGGTTCGCTGGTGGCACTGACTTCCGGAGGTGAGTACGTCATCACCGGCGACCAGAACAAAGTGTTAACCCCATCATCATTTGCATTCAGCTCTCAGGGATCAAATGGCTCGAGCAATGTCCCACCAATTGCCGTGGCGAATATTGCTCTGTTCGTCCAGGAGAAAGGCAGTGTTGTCCGTGATCTGGCCTACTCATTCGATGTTGACGGCTATCAGGGGAACGACCTGACCATCCTTGCCAATCATCTTTTTCAGAAGCACAGCATTGTTGACTGGTGCTTCTCTATTGTCCCTTACTCCAGCGCCTTCTGCATTCGTGATGACGGTAAATTACTGGTGATGACCTATTTGCGTGATCAGCAGGTTTTTGCATGGGCACCACAATCCAGTACCGGAAAATATGAAAGCACATGCAGTATCAGCGAAGGCAATGAAGATGCGGTGTATTTCGCCGTTAACAGGACCGTTAACGGGCAAACAGTGAGATACATCGAGAGACTGTCCAGCCGTTTATTTACCAGCGATGAAGATGCTTTCTTTGTTGATTCTGGCCTTAGCTATGATGGAAGAAATACGTCTGACAGAACGATGACCATCACTGGTGGTTCTGGCGAATGGGATTACCGCGCGGAATATACAATCAGTGTTTCTGGTGGTGCGTACTTCACCAGTAGTGATGTCGGCGCGCAACTACAGTTCCCTTATACCGGAACTGATCCTGATACTGGCGATGAGGTGTCAAAAGAATTACGTTGCGACATTATTTCTGTAACCAGCAATACCGCTGTAGTGGTTCGTGCTAACAGGAACGTCCCGCCATCCCTCAGGAATGTGGCCACCACGAACTGGCAGATGGCGCGCCGGACATTTGGAGGCCTGTCTCATCTTGAAGGCCAGACCGTAAACATTCTCTCTGATGCGAACGTGGAACCACAGAAAGTGGTTTCCGGAGGTGCCGTCACGCTGGAATCTCCGGGGGCTGTAGTGCACATCGGCCTGCCAATAACTGCTGAATTCGAAACACTGGATATCAACATTAACGGACAGGAAACGCTGCTGGACAAAAAACAGGTGATCCCCTCCGTTACTCTGGTTGTGAATGCCAGTCGCGGCATCTGGGCGACTACGCCCGGCGGTAAATGGTACGAATATCCACAGCGTGAATTCGAGTTCTACGATGATCCTGTTGATGATGCTACCGGAAAAGTAGAAGTGAAACTGGACAGTAACTGGGGCAAAAACGGACGTGTAAAAATCCGTCAGCTTGATCCGTTGCCGCTGTCTGTTCTTGCCGTTATTCCTCGCCTTACTGTTGGGGGATTCTGATGATCGATGTTCGAATTGTTCCCGCTACCGAAGAGCATCTTCAGATGATTTTGCCGGATGTTCGTCAGGCTGATATTGACGAACTGTATGCGGTATCGCTGATGACTACCGAAGATGCGCTGCGTGTTGGTCTTCGCACTGCGACTATGGCCTGGTCAGGATTTGCGAACGGAGAACTGGTAACCATGTTTGGCGTATCTCCGGCGTCAATGATCGGTGGCAATGGTACGCCCTGGCTGGTAGGAACCAGCCGTATTGAAAAATATCAGAAGACATTTCTTCGCCACTGCCGCCCTGTATTGCAGCAGATGCTGGCAGTTTATCCGCGCCTGGAAAACTACGTCGATGAGCGAAACCATGTTGCCAAAGCATGGCTGCACTGGCTTGGATTCAGGCTTGAAGAAGCCGCGCCTTATGGTGCTCTTGGTCTTAATTTCCACAGATTTCACATGGAGAGAAAATAATGTGCGATCCGGTTATTGCTGGTGGCGCAATGCTCGCCATGAGTGGCATTCAGGCATACACCCAGTACCAACAGGGAAAGTATGCCTCGAAGGTTGCAGAAGCGAACGCAGATATAGCCACAGCTCAGGCAAATGATGCAATAAACAGAGGTAACGCTGAAGCTGAGCAACGGCGCAGAGAGACCCGACAGCGGCTTGGTACACAGGCGGCGACAATGGGGGCGACCGGCGCCGATTTATCTACCGGTAACGCGCTGGATATATTTGGCGACACTGCCCAGTTTGGCGCTCTTGATTCGCTGACGACGGTGAATAACGCGCAACGCGAGGCTTACGGTTATCAGGTTCAGGCTGCCAACTATAAAGCAGAAGCCAGTTCAGCCCGTAAACAGGGGAATGTGGGAGCAGCAACAACATTGCTCACTGCGCCTCTGAAGGCATACGGTGCGTACCAGATGTTTGGTGGGACGTGGAGTCCGTTCTCTAAAGGAAGTACATCTAGTGGTGGGACGCCAATGTTATCTAACTCAGGTTTTATGAATTCTGACTCCCGATTCAAAATAGGAGGTTACTGATGCCTGTTGTTCCTACTACATCCGGACGCCAGGTGCAAAGTCGTGGTGTGCAAACCGGTGGTTTTCAGACCTTCGATGTTCCTCAAGCAGGTCAGGTGCTGGCGAATGTCGCAGATCAGTATGCGGTGGCATATGGTGAAGCCAGGCAGAAAGCGAATGTTGCATTGTCTCAGGATGCCATCCTTCAGCTTAATCAGCGCAGCAATGAACGTCTTTATAACCCTCAAACCGGTTTTTATGCACAACAAGGCAAAAATGCGATTGGTAAGGGGCAAGAGTACATATCTGGATTTGATCAGGATGTGGAAGAAATAGCTGCTTCATTGACTGATGAAGCAGCAAGAAATATGTTTTTGCAACAAGCCAGAACACAGAAAATTCAGTTCAGTACTGGAGTTCTCAGACATGAGATAGGGCAGACAAATGCCTATGAAGATGAGCAATATCAGGCAACGAGAAAATTATGGATACAAAATGAAGCGGATGCCTGGAATGACCCGCAAACTGCCACTTTAGCCAGAAATTCCAGAATGGTAGCCATTGCCAGATATGGAGCTGCCAGGGGATGGTCACAAGAACGCATTCTGGAAGAAATAGAAAGTGATGATCGCAGTGCCACAGAAACGCGGGCGAAGAATTATGCCGCTGCCAATCCAGAAGGATGGCTAAATGGTCTGTTTCAGAAAAATGATTCTGGAGGCATGGACATGCGTGCCATACGCCTTGTTGAATCAGGTGATCGACATTTTAATCCTGATGGTAGTCTTCTTGAAGGACCGATAACATCTTCTGGAGAGAGAGCCCAGGGGAAATACCAGTTAATGCCGGGCACAGGGAAAGAACTGGCGGCCAAGCGTGGCGTTGAATACAACCCTACGGACGAACAACAGCATGAAATGCTCGCCAGTGACTATGTAAATCAACTGTATGGTAAGTACGGCTCCGAAATATTGGCCGGAGCAGCATATAACTGGGGGATGGGTAACGTGGATAAACTGATCGCCAAAGTCGGTGATCCACGTAAAGGTGAAATATCAGAAGAAGAATTTATCAGAAATCTTCCATCAGAAACACAAGGGTGGCTTTCCCGATATAGAAAAAATAAAACTGGAATGGATCCGCTGACTATTTATCAAATAGATAACCTTGCTAATAGTCAGATAGAAAAGCAAAGGAAGTTAATATTAGAACAGCTTGAGCCAGCTATTAATAACACCATGGCCCAGCTATATAACGGTGAGGTTCCAGATTATATACCGGCTCAGGAGACCATCATCAGGGGGTATGGAAAAAACGCAGATAAAATAATCAACCAACTGGATATAGCGATTGATAACGCGAGAATATTCCAGGCAATTCAGTATTTGCCTCCTTCTCAGCAGCAAGAAGAAATGCAGAAAGTGAAGCCTGAGGTTAACGATCCTCACTATGCGTTAAAACTCGATGCTTACGGAAAATTGTCTGCATTGCTTCAGAGATCAAATGAAGCAATTCAGGCGCAACGGGATTCACGCAGATTTAATGAGGCGCTGACAATAGGTGAGAAATTAGACCCAAGCAACAAGTCAATGCAGAAAGCTGCTGATTACACAGAAATGGCGCAGAACTTTCGTATTAATGATGCCTCCACTCATGATGGGGTTGTTCGGCTTGTGGCTCAGACTGGCATAATGCCTTCGCAGGTCATCACGCAGCTTTCAGCAGTATCCCGATCCAGCAATCAGGAAGTGGTTAAAAATGCGGCTGAACTGTTTAGTCGGTTATATGAAACAGACAATGCATCTATTGGAAATATGCCGAAGGATATGCAGGGTTTTTATCTGACTGTTAAGCAACTAACTGATGCAGGGATGTCTTCAGATGCTGCTATTGTGGAAGCGCAGAGTAAGACATACAACCAGACAGATGCACTAAGGGCGCAGCTCTCATCTGTTCAGAGTACAAGAGAATACAAAAAAGAGCGTGACAGCGCAGCCAATTCTGCTGTCAGCAATATGGCGCAGTGGTTCCGTTGGGATCCGTCTGCGGATGACCAGACGCCGGAAGCAGCGCTCTTTCGCAATGACTATCAGATGCTGTATGACGTTAACTATCGCCTTGCTGGTGGTAACGCTGACGTAGCGAAGCAAATGACCAACCAGCAGATAGCCCGCACTTGGAGTATCAGCGAGGTCAACGGGGAAGCACAGTTTATGAAATATGCACCGGAGGCGCTTTATCAATATGGGCCGTCAGGCTGGATTGCAGCGCAATGGAAGGCTGAAAAAGAAAAAATCATGTATGGCGATGACTTACATAAACCGGCTCCTTCATTTAACCGACCTTCAACTGAGGCTGGTGCATTGGGACTGAATAAGCCACGCTCACTGGTTGGAGGTGAGTTGATTCTCGTTCCTGACTTATCAACTCCGAGAGATAAGCTTTATTCAGTTGTGATCAGAACAAAAGATAAAGATGGTATTACGAGGGATGATTTATTTTATGACAAGCATGGAAGACAGATGCGCTGGGGGCCATCACTAGAAGATTGGGAACCTTATAAGAAAATGCAGCAGGAACGGGAGCAGCACGAGCAGGAAGAAATTATGCGTGGACAGGCTATACGAAACTTCAAAGACAAGCATCGCGCTCTGGATGAGCAGTATCAGCGCCTGCATAACGAACGTATGGACAAATTTAAAGATTACTTTTCGTGGGGATCTAAATAATGCCGTTCTATCCTGTATCTGAATCAAACAATAACGGATTTATTTCTGCTGGTTTCGCCATTCCTGAACCTGATGAACAGAGTTTTGATGTGCATCCGCCAGAAGGTAAGAACCCTGAACCTCGTCCCAAAGAGCCTTCATTGCTTGCCGCAGCAATACGACAGAACAATATTCTGGCTGGTTTTTTCCGTCCTGCCAGACAGTTTGAACCGGTCGAGGGTTATAACCCATATGCTGATAAAAATGAGTTGCACGGTTATGAATACTGGGGGGCGAAATTTGCAGATTCCCGATCGCCAGAGGAAACGGCGTGGATTAAGCAGCAGATAGATGATGAAAATGAAGACAGACGTTTATTGTCTGATGCTGGCGTAGTTGGAACCCTTGCCAGTATTGCTGCGGGAATGGATCCGGTTACTGTTGCGTCAATGTTTATTCCCGGTGCTCAAGGAGGGGCACTGGCGCGTATTGGCTCACAGATTGCGATTGGTGCTGCCGGTACAGCATTAAGCGAGGTTGTACTGAATAATCAGCAAATAACACGCTCATGGGGTGAAAGTGCCGCTCACGTTGCAGCGGGTGCGATGATGAGCGGCGTGTTTGCCAGTGCTGGTGTTGCGCTTTCGCCATCCGTCCGGGCTGCAGCCACACGTGAGGTTGCTGATGCTCTTGATAATATGAGCATTACATCAGCGACTGACAGGGCTGCCGCTTCGCTTTCCGATGGTGGTAGTGTTGGTGCTATGAAAATTGATACAGCGACTCTGGATGATTTAACCCCTGTTTCCGGTGGGTGGGTTGGAAAGGCTGCATGGAAAGCAGGGAGCTATCTTACTCCTTTGACAAGGTTAATGGAGTCTCCGTCCAAGACGGTGCGAAAAACAACGCTGGAGTTAGCCGAAAATAATTTCACCCTTAAAGGAAATGAAAGGGGGATTGAAACACCGGTAGCTGTAGAAACCCGTACACGTGGATGGCAGCGTGAAGAAGCTGCTGTTGTTGTCGGAAATAAACAGGCATACGCAAAGTATAAAGCTGATGGTGGTGACATGAGTTTTGATTCATTTCGTCAGCAGGTTGGGAATGCTATGCGAAGCGGTGATGTGCATGCTAATCCTGTTGTTCAGGAAACGGCGCAGGCGATGCGAACTGTATTAAATCGGGTGAAAGTTGAAATGCAAAAGCTTGGTTTATTGCCGCCAGATGAAGAACTGAAAGCATTAGGCCAGGCAAGCTATTTCCCACGCATATATAAAGTTGGAAAAATAATCAGTGAACGCGATAAATTTCGACGTATTTTGGTTGACTGGTGGTCGAGAGGAAATAAAACACTGGATCCTGAGGATGCTGAAATTGCAGCGGATATCGTAATTAATAAAATTACTGGTGCTAAGGTTCCACAGGATTTTGTCAGCGTATTTTCTGTAAAAGCCGCAGGTAGTACGAAAGAAAGAACATTAAATGTTCCTGATAGTCTTATCAGGGATTATCTTGAAAGTGATGTGAATTACGTGCTGCAACGTCATATCCGTGAAGCGGCAGCAGAAATTGAGTTGACGAGAACATTTGGCAAACGAACTATGACTGAGCGTCTGCAATTAATTGAGGACGAATATGACAGTCTGTTACGGGAAGTGCCTGAAAAAATAAAGGCGAAATATGACGAAAGTGTGGCAAATCTGAAAGCACGTTATGAGAGCAATGGTGAAGTTGTTCCTCAGGGTAAACTCGATTCATTAATGCGAAAGTACGAAAAGGAATTACGGAAAGAACAGTCCAGACTTTCAAAATCAAGAGCAAATGATCTCAGAGACATAACAGCATTACGCGATCGTCTTGTTGGTACATATGGTATGCCTGATGATCCGTCTTCGTTTTTTGTTCGTGCTGGCGCTTTTCTGCGGGATGTGAACTTCACGACCAAACTCGGTGGAATGACAGTATCAGCTATTCCAGATCTGGCCAGAGGGGTTATGGTTAATGGTTTCCGTAACACCATGAAAGGCTATGCTTCTCAGATATCCCAATCACCGGCATTTAAGGCCAGCAAAGAAGAGATGTTGAAGATGGGGATTGGATTGGAAGCTGTACTACATTCACGTTCTCGTGCAATTGGTGATCTTGTTGACAGTTCTTCCAGGACAACAGCAGTCGAAGCAGGAATGGAGCGAATTACTGATGCCTTCGGCAAGCTGACACTCATGGATCGATTTAATGACATAAACAAATCCATGAACGGAATGCTCACGTCAGACGGTATTTTGTCTGGTGCGTTTTCTGCACGTCGCATGGCAAAACTCGGTATCAACGACAATATGGCTGCGCGTATTCGCAGTGAGTTCGAGAAACATGGTGAGGTAATTGATGGATGGCACATTGGTAACTTTGATAAATGGGACGATCAGTACGTTGCCGGAGTATTCCAGTCAGCGGTTCTGAAAGACGTTAATAACACTATCATCACCCCCGGTATTGGTGACACACCTTTATGGGCGAGTACTCCAATGGGGCGAACGATATTTCAGTTTAAATCATTCACAACGGCTTCATACAACCGTGCGCTACTTGGTGGGTTACAGGAAGGAACTGCGCAATTTTATTATGGCACTGCATTTCAGATTGCTCTTGGCTCACTGGTCTATGCGCTTAAAGAAGCATCGAAAGGGAAAAATGTTGACTGGTCACCAGAGAAGCTGGTGCTTGAGGGTATAGATAGATCCGGTATTCTTGGGCCATTGATGGAATATAACAACATGGCTGAAAAGGCTACTGGTGGTGCTGTTGGGCTGGGGGCTTTATTTGGCACTGGCACACAGTCTAGGTATGCCAGTCGTGGATTCGTAGGATCTCTATTCGGACCGTCATTTGGTCTTGCGGATAGCATCATTGATGTGACCGCAGGAGTGTTGAATGGTGATGCCGGTGATCGTATTGTGCATAATGTCCGAACCCTGATACCCGGCAATAACCTGTTCTGGATTGCGCCACTAATAAACCAAGTGGATCCGGTGATGCGTTAATCAATATTTATTGGAGTTCTTTCAATGGCTGTTTATGGCTTCTAAAGAAGCTTCTGCACTTATCGGCAAAGCAATAGTATCCTTGTTAGATGTGCTATTGCTTTCCAGAACTATGGAAATCCAATCCTCTTGGTTTTCATTAATTGTGCTGACAGCCATGATAGCATTCAAATCATTTTTATATATTTCTGATCGAATAAGACCTTTCCTGAATAATTTAGTTAAGTTTTCAGCTATCGACATCGCACGAATGCTAACTTTACTAAGCTCAATTGCGTCACTACCTGCGACTTTGGCGTGTTGAGAAAGAGCCATCAAAGCTATATGTGAAAATGTTTCTTCTTTTGAAAAACCGTTACTTAAAGACATGAGTGATACACCAGCTCCGTATGGGGTGAGTTTATATCCTGATACATTCAGTGCATGCTCTACAAAGGTAAGATCATCAGTTGTAGAAACATGCATATCGTTACTTTTTTGTTTTTTTGCAATAAATAAAAAAACAAAATTAATAATCACGATGCCGACGATGATTAAGAAAACTTCCATTGCTTTTCCTCACAATAACATTACCTTAAAGGTAATGTTTTGTGCTAATGTGATCAAGTGTTAAGTGTATACCTCCTGTTGCTCAGTAGTGATTTTACCCGGCAACGCCTTTTTAGCTTTGCGTGGGTTAACCACATGGCCTTTAGTCCAGTATTCGTAGAGCACATCATCACACTCTTCCTGATACTGGATTACCTTGTCGCGGATTTCAGGGCGGACTTTGTTTGGACTGATGCTGTTCAACCAAGCTGCCAATTTTCGTAAAGCCATACAAATCATGGCTTGCACCCCTCCGGCAGAAGGTATGGTGATTTCCACCATACCCTTCGAGAAGCGTTGAGAAATCTTCTTATGTTGAGATTTCCAGTCTAGACACATTCCCTCAACGATAGGTTTCATTGGGGTGTACGGTTCGCCGTTGTGATTGACAACATAAAGTTCTGCGCCGTGGAATGGCACGTTGATAGTAGTGACAAATTTGAAACATCGCTGGTTGTAAGCCAGCAGATGCTCGTTATTTTACGTCGCGGCACAATTTCTCGCTGCTGGCTCTTTTACACGAATTAACCAAATATGGTTGATTTTAATGTTTGTCTGTGTCTATCATTACCTTTGCGGTAAATTTACATCGCATTCCTCTTGTGCCATAGTAATCAGGCACTGGCAAAATCCAGTGCCGGGATTGGTCTCCCGGATTACTAAGTGGCGCATACCACGCCAGACGTGGTTTTTTTATGCGTATAGCACAGTCATGCCAGAATTATGGTGGGCTGAATGGGGGTCCGAAAGGACGCCGGTACCACTTAGGCCGGTAAGACCAACTCCGTTCAGTTCACCACCATCTGATTGGTCTCAGCGGTGGTGATGTAATTCGCTAAGTGGAGACGCCATCATGAACGCTCAACTCATCCCCGTATTCAACGGCACTATATCCAACGAAACCGCTCTTCTCGTTAATGCCCGTGATTTACACACTTTCCTCGATGTGGGTAAGCGATTTGCTTCGTGGATTGTCGAACGAATTGCTGAATATGGCTTCGTTGAAAATCAAGACTTTATGATTATTTCCCAAGTTCGGGAAAAAATAGGCAGAGGCCGTCCTGCAAAAGACTACCACCTAACCCTCGATACAGCCAAAGAGCTGGCGATGGTCGAGCGTAACGAAAAAGGTCGTCAGGTACGACGCTACTTCATTGAATGCGAGAAACGTTTAAGACAACAAGAAACAAAAGTGGAGAAGGTCTTGTCAGGCTTCATGCCCGCCATTATGGAGGCGATCAAGCTGGAAGACAAAAAAGAATACAGTGCCCCACTGAAGCCCGGCTACCGTAGCCTGATTCACTCGCCGTCTGGTGTTCTCGGCCTGACGGAGAACTCACTGCTGATGAATTTGCTGAACCAGTTACAGGAAGACGGGCACGACGTATCGGGCGCGGCGGCGGAGCTGACCACTATGTTCTGCTACATCGTCGGTGTGAGTAAATGCCTGCGTGATATCCAGACCCACGCGGAATACATCAACGACAAAGCAGGATTCTTCTGACGGGCGGCGGCACAGGGATGTGCAAAACGGAACTATCGTGACATGTCACAGGCCGCTTTCGCGGCCTTGTTTTTAACGAATGCCACCGCCACCCGGGCGGGAATCCGCAGACACAAAAAAGCCCGCGTCGCGGGCTTAAAGAACTATTTTATTGGCAGCTTATGCTTTGAAATTATGGCCAATCTGTTTTGGAAGTTTTCCGCATCACCCCACAACCAGGTTTCACCTTTCTCAAGCTCTTCCTCGTTATTCATCTCTATAAGTTCGCATGTCATCATGTCGTAACCATAGAGATGGAGGCCAAGTTCCAGTGCGTCATACATGCGAGCCTGCCAGAACGACATGCCTTCATGAGTCTGGTTGCGATCAGACACGATGATATCGTACCGTTCCAAGAGGTAGTTCATGAAGATGATGCCAGCGAAATCATGAAGCACAGCACGATGCTTAGGCTTCTGGGTTCTCCATACCAATATCTGCGTGACAGGACGGCAGTTAAGATAGCTGTCAGGCTGGATAATGACACGATTGTAATACACTACCTCTTCGGTGAGGTCATTTATCAATGACAGTTCAAAGTGCGCCTGTGGAATCTCGCCTTTCTTACGATCGTCTACACGGACAACGCGGTATCCAGGAGCCAGAGAAACGCCTTTGACATCAGATGTGACATCGTTGCCGTTCACTAACTCTGAATACAGGGCGCGGTTGTCTGGAGTTTCGTTCAGATGAGCGAAAACCTCAGTTACCTTTGCCGGATTCAGCAGTTGTTGTGGCATACATCACCTCATAATATATAGATGCTTCTTTAAGCGGGATTTACCATTAGGGTAAATGAACTATCCGAATGTTAAACGCCTTCGTGCTCGTCAAATTTTCTCATGTGGGCTCCTCCTGTATCGGTGCCTAATCGCTATGGATCACCCGTGAGGTAATAGTACGCTATTCACCCCCAGTCTGCAATCTGTACAGAATTATTTAAAGGCACATCCCTGTGCCGCCGCCCGTCAGAAGAATCCTGCTTTGTCGTTGATGTACTCCGCGTGAGTCTGGATATCACGCAGGCATTTACTCACACCGACGATGTAGCAGAACATGGTGGTCAGTTCCGCCGCCGCGCCCGATACGTCATGCCCGTCTTCCTGTAACTGGTTCAGCAAATTCATCAGCAGTGAGTTCTCCGTCAGGCCGAGAACACCAGACGGCGAGTGAATCAAACTGCGGTAGCCGGGCTTCAGCGGGGCGCTGTAGGTTTTGTTCTCTATCTTCATCGCCTGCATTACTGCTGACGCCGTGGCGTTGGCTACCTGGTCGGCAACCATCTTTATGCGTTCTTCCTGCGGGAGCGAGTTTTTAATGTAACTTCCGGTGCGGCGGATCTGAGGAAGAACCTCACCTGTAACCCATTCAAGAAATCTGAATGCTCTCGTTCCCTCAGTCATTGCCTCTTTGCAACGCAGAATAAGGATGTAGAGACCTGATTCTGAAACGATGGATAGTTCTTGTATTCCACCAGGGGTCTGTATTGAATACAGCCCCTTTTTGTTCCAGCCTTTTTTATCAAGTTTTCTCGCTTGTGTAACATCAATATTCAAAGCATTGCACACATCTTTGGTGACAAACCAAGGTTCTCCGTCAATCATGAACATACGGATCTGGCAGGATGACTCAAAGGAAAAGATGGAAGGTTTGGTATTCATAGCGATCACCTTTGTAGTTAGGTTAATCACCACCGCTGAGACCAATCAGATGGTGGTGAACTGTGCAGAGTTGGTCTTACCGGCTACAAAGGAACCCGGCGCACCTTTCGGTGCCCCCACACAGCCCACCATAGAATAGGTGCGCTTTACACATAAAAAAACCGCTTATGCGGCATATGTGCCTCTGTAGTAATCCGGGAGACCAATCCCGGCACTGGATTTTGCCAGTGCCCGATTACTATGGCACAAGAGGAGTGCGATGTAAATTTACCGCAAAGGTAAATATAAGCACTCCATTTGGTAATTGCAAACCTTATCTGGTTTGTTTTCGTAATTGTTCGGCACAATAGTCGAGATGTGTTTGCAGATCCTGCATAGACATCTGTGAGCTGGTGACGTAGTTAATCAGTGCAGTCAGTTCGGCAAGTGGGCCATCGACATTAAATCCATCCTTATCGAGATCCCGGAGTAATTTCATCAAGTGCGATCCCTCCACCAGTGACCTGACGCCTCCCGGCGTGTGAATCCTTTCGGTAAATCCGTCTTCCAGTGGATAGTGATACTGCTGCATCTTATCTTCTCCATGCAATAACTGTATATTTATACAGTAACAAATAATTTGTTTGCTATCCAGCACGTTTTGCAAATTACCTGAAAGGTAATATCTATTCGTATTTACAGTCTTTCTATCCATATGTGGTTTTTCAGGTAATAGAATAACCAGATATGCGGCGCAACGGGTGCTGCGACTATCTGGAGATTTAACATGACGGTCTCAACCGAAGTTGACCACAACGAATACACAGGTAACGGCGTTACGACATCGTTTCCGTATACTTTTCGAATTTTCAGAAAATCAGACCTGGTTGTTCAGGTGTCTGACCTGAACGGGAACGTAACAGAATTGGTTCTGGATACCGGTTATACGGTAACTGGGGCGGGCACTTATAGTGGCGGTTCTGTGGTTCTTCCGTCGCCGCTTGCTGCTGGCTGGCGAATTACGATAGATCGTGTGCTTGATGTAGTGCAGGAGACAGACCTTCGCAATCAGGGAAAATTTTTCCCCGAAGTGCATGAAGATGCTTTTGACTACCTGACGATGCTGATCCAGCAATGTTTTGGGTGGTTCAGACGTGCATTGATGAAGCCCTCTCTGCTTGCAAAATATTACGATGCAAAACAAAACAGAATTTCTAACCTTGCAGATCCATCACTTGAGCAGGATGCTGTAAATAATCGCTCAATGCGTAATTATGTTGATGCTGCAATCGCCGGAGTTGTTGGTGGTTTTGGTTGGTTTATTCAGTATGGTTCTGGAGCAGTATACAGAACGTTCCAGGATAAGATGCGTGACACAGTTAGCCCTAAAGATTTTGGTGCTGTAGGTGATGGTCAGTATGGAGGGAGAGCGACGAATGACGATGCTGCTTTTGAGAGCCTTGAAGAATCTCATACAGGGAAAGTAATTGATCTGCAGGGTAGAACTTTTCAAACAACGAAGGATTTCACTAAAAATAAATATTTTAATGGTTACTTCCGTTATCCAGTGAAGCTGTTGCCTGATGATGAATTCCCAGAATCAAGGATGCAGACAAGAAAAAAAGGTGTTATTAGCGGTTTCAGACCATCAACGCCAAATCATGTTAAATCTGGTTTGAGGCTTGCAACTATTAAAAACACGACAATTCAGGGAGCCGTCCTTGATTATTACGACAATATTCTTTATACGCTGCAAAATGTCAGCGGTTCTGCAGCTAGTAACGACGAAATTAATAAAATTGTTGCCTATAACTGGTTTGGTCAGGATACGCTGATGCCGCTATGGGAGACACAGGGTAGTTTTGATATAGGGCACCAATCACTGGGATTGACCATTGGTCGTATCGGTTTCCGTAATACGCGGGGGCGATTGCAGATATGGGGATTGGCAGGAGTATCGAAAGGCGATCAACGTGCGCAGTACCTTGCCCGATTCACACCAGTATCCGGTGCGGCAATTACTCCAGAGTTTTTCCGAATCTGGGATGACACATATTTAAACCATGTAAATGTGCTTTGCACTGATCCGACTAGCACATGGTTAATAACCACAGCAAAACGATATGTCGGCCCTGGTGAGGAATCTGGTACACCAGATCAGTTGCGTTATTACGTGAAGGTCTTTCATACCAGTGTGTTCGTTAACCCAGATGAATACGGCTATGACTATCGTAATGCGGCAACTTTTGAGTTTGAGATAGCTGATTTTATCCGTGATATGCAGGCTGTTGCATGTGACGGAACAACAATCTATTTCTGTCAGGCTGGCTCTGCGTATTCCTCTACTCGCAAATATTTGCATATGTACACGCTGGACGGAGTGTATCTTGGCGTGCAACAAATTCAGGCTGGCGCTGGACGTGCGTATGATATTGCCGATCCAGAAAATACCGGAACTCCAGATCCGACAAAGCTGACATATGAGCCGGAAGCGATGTTTTTCCGCATGATTGTCGGTGGGTATGATCTTGTAATGGGAAATACCAACGGTATCCCGGACGGTGACACTGGTCGTGAAACGTCATTCTATACCCTGATGCCGCAACAGAGCATGCATATTAAGACTACGTCAAGTTCTCAGCCCGGAATTATTCTGGATTCAACTTACGATATCGTAACTAATAGCGGCTTATTGACTATCGGTAAAATAAACGACGATGGTTCGGTTACTAATCACCTTGAATTGTCCAGTGGTCTGGCTAAGTTATCTAATGCCACTGCTACAGCGTCTCAGTTTGAAACTGCTAACCCACTGCGAGATGTTACGTATCATGTATCTGCTGCCGGAGATGCGGGCATTTACGACTACACTAACTCACGCTGGCTATTCAAATCCCCTGTTTTGTCTACAGACCTTGCTTATATTGGTCAGCCGCTTGAAGTGCTCGGCGCTGTGCGCCCGTTCAAGACGAACACATACTCATGTGGAACCAGCACACGCTTGTGGACAACTGTATATGCAACGACAGGCAGCATCAACACATCAGACGCGCGTTTCAAGAGCGACCCGTTAAGTATATCTCAACTTAGCGAATCGATGGGTTTCGAACCAGATGCGATACTTGACGCATGGGGGAAAGTGAACCTGATCGTTTACCAGTGGCTATCAGCTGTAGATGCTAAGGGCGCTGATAGAGCACGTTGGCATTATGGCATTATTGCGCAGCAGGTGCGGGATGCATTTATTGCCGCCGGGATTGATGGTACTCGCTTCGGGCTTTTGTGCTACGACGAATGGGAAGACCAGTATGAGCCTGTAATGGCTTGGCGTGATGTTACCATTACTTATACGGATGCGGACGGTGTCGAGAATAGCTACATTAAGAAAGAAGAATATGATACTGGCGAGAAAACCTTGGTTACTCCGGCCGGAAACCGTTGGGGTATACGTGTTGATGAATGCTTGTGGCTGGAAGCTGCTTATCAGCGCAGGCGTTGTGACAGGATTGAAGAACGTCTCAAATATCTTGAGGGGGAGAAGATGTTAAGCAAAGAGTAATAAATATTTATATATGGTGATACAAGAAAAGAAAATAGCAGATCTAATATATTAATGTTATAATAAATAATATGTAATGGCCGCTCATTACGGCCATTATTATAATTATTTCGCTGTGCTGCTGTCTGCTGTGCCTGCAAATCTTTTTTCATACATAAGCATTATTCTCTTGGCTTCTTCCCCATTGTTTCTTAGCCACATTTTTCCTTCAATGCATCTTGCTTTGGCTGGTACGCCACTTAGCGCGCTGAATTTTTTACATGATTTTGTAACTATAGCACCAAGTGAAACGATGGAGCATGCACCAATTCTTACATTTTTTAGTATTGCTGTGCGCTGTCCGATCCAGCAATATGGTTCGATTATAATAGGTGATGTTGCAGCGTTGACTACTTTTCGCGTGGTGAGTTCGATAATTTGGTGTCCATCTGCAGGTCTAATAGATATTTCTTGGCTCATAAGGCAGTGATCACCAATAATAATGCCGTTACAAGGATTGCCAGGGTTTATTCCAGTAGTCCAATTACTTGTTGAGGTAACTGATACACCTTCTCCAACTACTACAAAATCCCATTTGCACCATATATGCATAGTTACATTATTTAGTTGTGAGTTATTTCCGATGTAACAAAGGCTTTCACCGTGAGTTATTACAATTCTCGATCCCCTGCATTTTACATTTTTTCCAATAAATATTTTACTGTCTTTTGCCTTTTCTCCAAAAGCAATTATCAGTTTTTCCGGAAGCTTACCGTCAGCAACATATATTGTATTGCTTTCATCTCCTTTAACACCAATATCACTTGGCTTGAAAGCGGTATATAAAGTTGAATCGATATTAAAGTTTTCAACACAATATTTTATGTCATTTATAAATAGTCGTGCTTTTTTTAGTGCATTAGATTCCATTGTTACACCTTTTAAAATGTATTGGGTTTGGTCCTAAAATATATAAATTATAATTTGAAAGTTGGTATATCACTATATAAATAATAATGACACTAGGCAAGAGCAAACCAAATATGGTTTAATTGAGGCGGTGAATTCATGAATTGAATTTGTGTTTGATTGATAAAAATGGTGACTTTTATGTCATTGCAATTTACAAGTTTTTCTTTAAATCAATACCTTAGTGCGTGTTCGCTTGTATCGGTACTTGCTGGTGTTCCACCTGAAGTTGCATTGGGTTCACTCTCTGGTTCGGTAATTTTTGTTACCTCTGCTGTAGAGTATCCTGTTCGTCGTCGTGTACTCTTGTCGATACTCAGCTTTCTTTGTGGTCTTCTCTTTTACAAACCAACAGCATCAATTCTTATAGGCATAGCCAGTCTAATCCCCACCATTACGCAGGATTCTTTCGAGAAAGGGGTTGTCTTCTCTGCTGGTGCATTCGTGTCAGCGATTGTAGCAGTGCGTATTGGAATATGGCTCTATCACCGCTCCGATAATCCACGCGACTTAATTCCGGGGAGAAAAGACGATGGTAACTCATGAGCTTTTTTTGCTTATCACCAATGCAGTTATTTGTACTGGCATTGCAGTTCGCGTTGTTACATTCCGGCGTAACGGATCCCAACACCGAAGATGGGGTGGGTGGCTTGCTTATTTCCTGATTGTTGCTGCGGCAAGTATTCCTGTTCGTGTCGCCTATGCAATCTGGTTTCGTACGCCAATGGTAGCTGATTTATCTGAGGTCATTATCAACGCTGTCATGCTTGCTGCGGTTATTAAAACGCGCGGTAACGTCGTTCAAATTTTCAAAGTATCGAGGTCTAAACATGGAGATTAAACAATTCCAGCGAGCTGCTAGTATCAGCGAGGCGCTGGCCGCACGCTGGTTCTCGCATATCACTTCTGCGATGAAAGAGTTTGGTATCAGCAAGCCCGAAGATCAGGCAATGTTTATTGCTCATGTCGGGCATGAGTCTGGTGGCTTCACCAGGTTGCAGGAGAATTTCAACTACAGCGTTACCGGACTGGCGAGCTTTGTCAGGACTGGACGCCTCACCCAAGGACAGGCTAATGCACTGGGGCGCCGTGCTGGTGAACCACCATTGCCACTTGAGCGCCAGCGCGCGATCGCAAATCTGGTATACAGCAAACGCATGGGGAACAATGCCCCTGGTGATGGCTGGAATTACCGAGGGCGCGGACTTATCCAGATTACCGGTTTGAATAACTATCGTGATTGCGGAAACGGTCTGAAGATTGACCTGCTGGAGAGCCCTGAACTGCTGGCGCAGGACGAATATGCGGCTCGTAGCGCGGCGTGGTTCTTCGCCAGCAAAGGATGCATGAAGTATACCGGCGATATTGCACGTGTAACTCTGATTATCAATGGTGGCCGGAACGGCATCGACGACCGGCGCGCGCGGTACGTCACTGCCAGTAAGGTGCTGGCTGTATGATCTGGTCATTCGCAAAAGCATATTGGAAACAGTTGGTTATCATGGCGATGCTTGCTGTTCTGGTCATATCAGGAGTTGTAGCCTGGAATGCACACGGCAGTCGTCAGTACGATGCCGGGTATGCGCAGGCGAAGGAAGACCGCAAAGCTGAAGATGAGATAGTTCGTCAGCACTACGAACAGGAGAAATCGATCAATGAACGTGAAGCGCAGCAGAGGATCGACCAGGCGCGCAATGATGCTCTTGATGCTGCCGCTCGCGCTGGCCGGTTGCAGCAACAGCTCGTTGCCATCCGTGAGCAGCTCAGGCACTATAACGCCATTGTCGGCGCTGGGTCGTCAGCCGCAGACACCGGAGTTTTGCTTGCCGACGTGTTCAGCAAATCTCTCGAGAGAAATAGACAACTGGCAGAGTATGCTGACCGGGCATCCGAAGCCGGAAGAGTCTGCGAAAAACAGTACGACACCCTGACCAGATAGCATGGCATTTTTCACGGTACTGATTTCCGGTGACGGTATATAAAACGGTACGGGAAAAATTGAGATTTGGAAAAATGTTATCACTCAATTGGTTATGGTTATCGTAAATAATTGAGTGGGAATGATT